CTCTTGATAAATTTAAAATTAAAGACAGGTGTAAAATAAATAAAACTGATTTTTCAATAACTCTTCCCAATGGAAGTTTATTTATCTGCAGCGGGTTAGACGACCCAGAAAAAATTAAATCAATCACAGGATTGACTGATGCTTGGTTAGAAGAGGCAACCGAGTTTGTTCAAGATGACTTCAATCAGATTGATCTCCGTATCCGCCATCCGGTTGCCGCAGGCCAACAGCTAATCCTGTCTTTTAACCCTGTATCAAAAGCATCATGGTGCTATCTTCAGTTCTTTGACAAAAATCCTAGCTTAGATGAATTTAGAAGCAAGGTAAAGATAATTCATTCTAGTTATTTAGACAATATACATTTACCCCAATCTTACATTGATTCTCTCCTACTGTTAAAAGACACAAATCCAGTCTATTATAAAATTTATGCTTTAGGTGAGTTTGGTAGCCTAGATAAATTAGTTTATAATAATTGGCAAGTCTTAGATTTTAATGTTATGAGAGTCAAGGGGCAACAGATGTGTGGGCTTGACTTCGGTTACACTAACGACCCCACTGCATTTGTCGCATCTTTGATAAATGAAGAAGAGGGCCGTATTTATGTTTATAAAGAGTGGGGCGGAGTCGGATACATGAATGACCAGATAGCTAAACAGATTAAAGAACTTGGCTTCACAAAAGCGTTAATCATGGCAGATAGCGCAGAACAGAAGTCAATAGACGAACTTAAGCAGGCAGGTCTACGCCGCGTACGAGGTGCCGCCAAAGGCCAGGGCAGTATATTGCAAGGAATACAAAAGCTACAACAGTATGAGTTAATCATTCACCCCTCTTGTCAGGAATTGATTATAGAACTACAAAACTATTCATGGACTAAAGATAAACAAACGAATGAGTATATCAATAAGCCTGTTGATAAATTCAATCATTACCTTGACGCTTTAAGATATAGTTTACAATGCGTTGAGGGCAAGAGCAAATTGCGAACAATGAGCAAAGACGCCTTATTCTAGGAAGGAAGATTTAATGATTAAAATTAGTAAAGATACAGAGCTAACTCCACAAATCTTAAAGAAGTTAATTGACAGTCATAAACAGACTATTGTTCCAAGATTGAAGAAGTTAGAAGATTATTATTTGGCAAAGAATGAAATTTTAAAAAGACAAATGAAAGATATTTCTAAGCCTAACAATAAAGTAGCAAGTCCTTACGCTTCTTACATTTCAGACACATTAACAGGATATTTTATGGGGCAACCAATCACTTATTCCTCTAGCACTATGTCTGTTGATGAATTAAACATGATTATGGAGTATAATGACGAGGACGATGAGAACATCCAACTCGCATTAGCCGCTTCAATTTTTGGAGTAGCTTACGAGTTGTTATATATAGACGAGTCGGGAGACATTCGCTTTACCCACATTGATACGAAAGAATGTTTCCCGATTTATGATAATACAGTAGCAGAAGAATTGCTGTATGTCATTAGATATTATTTAGAAGAAGATATTGCAACAGACAAGAAGAATATGTGGATTGAGGTTATCAGTTCAACAGACGTTAAAACTTACAAAGCCAATGAAACTGGCGGTAACATGACGTTATTTGCAGAGAAGCCTCATTACTTTGACATGGTTCCTGTTGCTGTCTATAAAAACAATAGCTATGAGACTGGGGATTTTGAAGAAGTGATTCCTCTCATCGACGGCTATGACAAGCTTGAGAGCGACTCCCTCAATAACTTTGAATATTTCTGTGATGCTTACCTCGCTTTGGTTGGTATGAATGCAGATGCTGAAGACATTCAACAAATGAAGGAGAACAGAGTCCTATTGCTTGACGAAGGCTGCAGCGCTGAATGGTTGTTGAAAGACGAGCAAGATACAACAATAGAGAACATGAAGAATCGCCTTGACAAAGATATTCATAAATTCAGCCGCTGTCCTAATCTATCAGATGAAAACTTTATAGGCAACGCTAGTGGAGTGGCAATAAAATACAAGCTAATTGGCACAGAAGACTTGATGGGCGTTAAAGAGCGTAAGTTCCGGCGGGGCCTGCAGCGCCGCCTAGAGCTTATCTCCAATGTGCAAGTTAAAAAACTTGGTTCTTTTGATTGGCGAGCTATTGATATTACATTCACTCGTAACATTCCAGCAAATGAATTAGAGATTGCCCAGATGGTAAGCACTCTGTCTAACGTAGTATCTACTGAGACACTGCTCGCTCAGATTCCTTTCGTTGAGGACGTAGAAGCAGAAGTAAAGAGGTTAGAGAAAGAGAAAGAAAGCAATCCTTTCTACGACATGAGGTTAGAGTATAATGGAGAAGAAGCAACACAAGAAGATTCAAAAGAAGAGGAGTTCGTATAAGAATTTAAACAGCTACGACGATGAATTGTCCCTTGTTCTGGACCTATTGATTGAAGCTAAGCAAGCGGAGACCGAGATGGTTAAAAATTTACAGAAAGACCTCAAGAAGTTACAAGAAGCTCTGCAACCAGAGCTTCTTGCTTTCTTTTGTAGTAACGTTTTAGACAAGAGGAAGTACATAGAGTTCAAGTATGATTGCGGCAATCCGTCTAGCAACTGCAACACTAAACTCAAACGCATCGTAAAACAATTTATCAAACTGGTGTCTCAACAACAAGCCAGCATCTTGACTAGCCTTTTGTTGGTTGAGTATGATATGATTGCTACACAAACCTGTGCATCATTGGCTGTCTCGCCAGAGAAATATCTTATGCTAAATCCACAAGAGAAAGAAGCGCTTGTAAAAATTCCTTGGTGCAATGACGGAAAAGACTTTACAGAAAGAGTAAAAATAAGTACAGATTTGCTTGAAAGAGGAATTTTTAGTGTTCTCCTCGAACAAATGGAAAAAGGCTACGAGCCGCGGCAACTATCTGAAGCGCTGACTAAACTGGTAGGCTCATATGCAGCGAGGGGGGCCCGCCTGATGAGAACAGAGACAATGGGTGTGTACTCTAAAACAACACGCGAAATATTTTTGGATAATGGAGTTGCTACGGTTGAGATTATTGGCGACGCAATGTGCGGTGGCATTTGTGAGGAATATGTGGATAATGTTATCTCCTTAGAAGACAGTATCGTAGGAGTTGATCTTCCACCTTATCACCCGAATTGTGCTTGTAGCTATTGTGTGAGAGACTATAATTCAGAAATAGGGCAAAAGAAATTAAAAAAGGATTAAACGTTTGTATAAATGATAAAAGGGTCTGGCTTTAGTCCAGAAACTTAATAAAAGGAGAAATATAATTTATGTCAGAAATGAACACTACTGTTGAAACAGGGGCCGTTGAAGTAAACGAAGCAACTGGAACAGAACAAAAAACTTACACAGAAGCAGAAATGCAAGAATTGCTTCAGCGTGAGACAGACCGCAGGGTATCGAGCGCACTGAAAAAGCAAGAACAGAAATTCAACAATAAGATTGCTGAAGCTGAAAAGCTGAGAGGAATGGACGAAGCACAGCGCCGTCAGTACGAATACGACCAGAGAATCGCTGAATTGGAGTCCAGAGAAAAAGATTTCGCTTTAGCGCAAAATAAATTAGAGGCAACCAAAGTTTTGGCCAATCGTGGTCTGCCTGTTGTTTTAGTTGACTATGTTGTTGCAGATGACGCAGACACAATGCTTGATAACATTAACACTTTTGAGAAAGCCTTTAAAGCTGCTGTAGCAGACGAAGTAAGTCGCCGCATGGCAGGTCCCGCACCAAAATCAACGGGAGTGTCTCAAACGGGTTTAACAAAAGAGGAGTTCTCAAAAATGAATCTTGCACAGCAAGCCGAATTGTATAAGACAAACCCAACTCTTTATAAAGAGTTGGTTGGTAAATAATAAGGAGACATGAAGAAATGGCACACACAATTTATGAAAATTTTGTATTAGAGAATAAACTGGAAGAACTTTTGATGACGTCTGTTGACCTTCAGAGTTACATGACTGTTGATACTTCCCTGACTGAACAGGCTGGTATGAAGAAAATCATCAATACTTACACTGCTACTGGTGACGTTGAAGACCTGGAAATGGGCGTTGGCAATAGCGAAGACATTGAAGTTAGCTTCACTTCTGCTGAATACACTGTTGGAGTAACTCAGGGGCGCTTCCAATACTATGATGAACAGGAAATGACTGACCCAATGGTAGTTGATACTGGCCTGAAGGGTGTATCTGATAAAATGGTTAATGACTTCACGCGTAAAGCTGTTGGAGAATATGAAAAAGCAACACTGACTCTTGAAGCATCTGAATGGTCTTTTGATACAGTAGTTGACGCTATCGCTAAATTGAACCTGGAAGATGAAAGTGGGTTGACACTGTTAATCTCTCCGGCTGACAAAGCTAAATTCCGTAAAGCGCTGAATGATGACTTGAAATATGTTGAGGGATTTGCTCGTACAGGATATATTGGTAGCGTTTGTGGAGTTCCAGTAGTAGTTTCTAAAGCGGTTGCTGCAAATAAAGGTTATCTTTCTACACCTAAAGCAGTTACACTGTTTATTAAGAAAGGCTCTGAAATTGAACAGGAGCGCGATGCTAACGTTCGTAACAACAAAGTATTTGCTCGTAAAGTAACTGTTGTAGCTTTAACTGATGCAACTAAATTGGTAAAAATTACCGTAGCATAAGGCGAGTAAAGGAGTATATTTGCTATGTTAGAAAAGATTAAAACTTTAATAAGTTTAACAACCGAGGATAAAGATGAAATCCTCCAAACCTTAATTTCGATCTGCAAGGATGAAGCAACAGACTTCTGTAACCTAGATGAATACAATAGCAAATTGGACTCCGCTGTTATCTATATGGTTATTGAACGATACAATCGTATCGGCAGCGAGGGAGTTGCCGCCACATCTGTTAGTGGAATTAGTGAATCTTTTGAAAGCGGATATAGCAACTTCGTAATGAATAAACTTAAAAAGAATAGAAAGTTACGGTGCTTATGATTTACAGAGACGAGCTGATTGAAGTTACAACAGAGAGAGTCCCAGACGGGTTCGGCGGACACAAAACCGAGCAAAAAAACCAAAAAACAATTATTTGTAAAGCCTCTTTAAACACTTCGCCACAGGTAATGAGTGCCTATGGTTTATCAGGAGAACAAATTCTTTATCTCACATGTCCTGAGGAGCTGTCTAAAGAGGCTCTTTATTTGTATAAGGATAAAAAGTACACACTAAGGTCGCAAACAAACAATTTACGTTTCTTCTCTTGTGTTCTAATTGAAGTAAAACAATAGGAAGGAAGATAAGTTATGTTTACTATTGACAATGATACAAATAAAATGACAATAATCAGAAAAGATACAGCGTCGTTCAATATCGCACTTGAGAACTATGAGTTAGGGAATGGAGATACAGTTACATTCACTATTGCGAGAGAGAAAGAGCAAGAGTGTCCATTGGTTCAGATTATTGTTACAGAATTTTTAAATGGGGTTGCAACTGTTTTTTTAGAGAGTGCTAATACTGATTTAGACGAAGGCACTTATTTATATGACGTTCAAATTAACACCGCGGATGGCCGAGTTGATACTGTAGTTGGTCCCGCAAAGTTTAAAGTGATTGGAGGAGTAACGTACTAATGATTGAGAATACTAGAGAGACTCCTGTAATCAAAATTGCTACGCAAGAGGAACAGTTAATTGTTAAACCTCTAACTGCGGGAACAGGTACTGTGCAGATTCCTGGACCACAAGGCGAACGCGGCGAACAAGGTCCCGCAGGCGAGTCTGCTTATCAGATTGCTGTTGACAATGGATTTATAGGAACAGAGAAAGAATGGTTGAAGTCTCTCATTGGCGAGCAAGGACCTGCGGGGCCTGCTGGCAGCCAAGGGCCACAAGGCGAGAGAGGCTTAAAAGGCGATAAAGGAGACAAAGGAGATACTGGAGCTAAGGGTGCAACGGGGGCCACTGGAGCTACAGGCCCACGCGGTGTACAAGGCCCGCAAGGTGAAAAGGGGGATAAGGGCGACCAAGGCCCTAAAGGAAGCCAAGGTGAACAAGGTATTCAGGGGCCTCAGGGGGCCCGCGGAGAAAAGGGAGATAAAGGAGATACAGGTTCTATTGGTCCTGTTGGCCCAC